GATTGGGAAAAGGCGCTGGCCGCGGACCTGAATGAAGAGGGCTGGGCCCGGTGCTGGCCCGCAGGCTGGGGCGGGCAGCCGTGGGACATCTCCGCCGTGCTGGAGGGGTACGCCTATGCCATCGAGTGCAAGCATATCGCCCGCGGGAACCTGGGCTACTCGGCATTCACCGCGAACGAGATAGAAAACCTGTCCAGACACGAGGACGCCGGGGGCATCAGCGTGGTGGCCGTGCTGCGGGACGAGCCGGAAACCATGCGCTTTGTGCCGTGGTTCGCCATTCGGGAAGCCGTGCTGGGCGGCGGCCGCGGAAGCGTGAAGCTGGAGGAATACCCCGAAACGCTGAACGGCACATGGGAGGTGCCGCACCCATGATGATGACACTGGACGGCGAGTGCCGGCTGGCAGATGTGCCGCGTGAGCTGTACGAGCGCCTGACGCGGGAGCTGACGGTGCCGAACCCGGCATGGCAGACGGCGCTGCGCCTGGGCCGCCCCGCCTACGGCATCAAGAAGCACCTGCTGTTGTACCGCGTGGAAAACAGCGAGCTCATCCTGCCCCGCGGCATGGCCATGCAGGTGTGGGCCCGCAAGCCGCACGGCGCCGTGAGCAGAGACCTCACCCACACCTGCACGCCGGTGGAGTTTGCGCATTGCGCTATCCGCCTGCGGGACTATCAGGCGCAGGTGGCGCGGGATGTGCTGGGCAGCCGGGTGCCGCAAGGGGTGATTTGCATGCCCTGCGGCGCAGGCAAGACGGAAACGGGCCTGTACATTCTGGCGCAGCTGCGCCAGCCCGCGCTGTGGATTACCCACACAAAAGACCTTCTGGAGCAGACTGTGCAGCGCGCCCGGGCGCGCCTGGGCCTTGAAGGGCCGGAGTTGGGGGTATTGAGCGGCGATGAACGCCGCCCGGGTACACATCTCACTGTGGCCACGGTGCAAACACTGTACCGCATGGAAATGGACGGCCTCGCCCACCTGTTCGGCGCCGTTATTGTGGACGAGTGCCACCGCGTGGTGAATAACCCGGAAAAGGCTAGCATGTTTGCCGCTGTGCTGGCCCACCTGCCCGCAAAATACCGCTATGGCCTGACGGCCTCCGAGCACCGGGCCGACGGGCTGGAGGCCACCATCTATCAGGTGCTGGGGCAGCGCATCAGCGGCGTGGAGCAGGCGGCGCTGGAGGCCGCAGGCAATGTCGTGACGCCCACTGTACAGCCTGTGCAAACTGCGTTCCGTTACATGCCTGCCCCGCGGGAAGAGCGCACAGATATCCAGCGGCTGCTTCGGCACATGGCGGCTGACGAAGGCCGTGCACTGCTGATATACAGCTATCTGGAGCATGAGCTGCTGGACGGGCACACCTGCCTTGTGCTGGCACAGAGCCTGGCCATACTGGAAAAGCTGTTTGCACTGGCACAGCGCGCAGGGCACCCCGCGGCCTATATCAGTGGGGCGAGCAAAAAAGCAGACCGCGCCGCAGCCATTGCGGGCATGCGTGTGGGCACGCTGCGCTGCCTGTTCGCCACCTATCAGCTGGCAAAGGAGGGGCTGGACATTCCCCGCGCGGACAGGCTGTTTCTGGCCAGCCCCGTGCGGGACAGCGTTATCGTACAGCAAAGCGCCGGACGTATCATGCGCCCGGCGCCGGGTAAGGCCGATGCCCTGATATACGATTTTGTGGACAGGGCCGTGCCCGTCTGCCGCAGCCAGCACACCGCGCGGCGCAGAGTGTATCGTGCACTTAAATGCAGTATTCGCCCGGATTTTAACATAAAAGAAAAGGAGTAAGAGCAATGAGTATTTTTGACACACTGAAAGCAATGAACGAGCAGTACAAGGCCACCCAGGCGGCGCCGGACAACGCGCGTATCCCGGACGGCAAGTATCGCGCCATCTGTAAGGAGGCCCGCCTGATAGAGCCGTCAGAGACAAAGCCCATGCTGCTTTCCTGCAGCTTCATCATCATGGAGGGCGATTACGCGGGCCGCATGCTGTTCATCAGCCAGCGCATTGTGGCCGAGCAGACGGCCTTCTCGTACCTGAAGCGTTTCATCGCGCAGATGCAGGTGCCCGTTACTGACTTGTATCAGCTGGAAGCGGCCCTGCCGGAATTTACCGGCCGCATCATTACCGCCAGCGTAGTGACGAGCAAGGCCGACGCCCGTTACCAGAACGTCTATGTGGACGAGTACATCGGGAAGGGCGACATCACGCCCTACCTGAAGCGCGATGCGCAGCAAAAGCCCTTCGGGCCGGCCGCAATAAACGGGTTCCAGCCGGTAGACATTGACAACGACGACCTGCCGTTCAATTAAAAAATAAGGAGCGCACCCATGCTGAAACCGGAAAATATCCCAGACGAATTGAAAACACTGCCGCGCTGGGTGTGCTACCGCCTGCCCGATAAAACACCCCTGAACCCGCGCACCGGCGGAAATGCGGGAAGCACGCTGTCGGGCACCTGGGCCGATTACGAAACAGCAGCC